ACCAGTCGCCCAGCTTCCTGATGTAGTAACACTAACACCTTTTAAAACACCTGATGTTGTATTATACCAAACTTGTCCTTCAACAGGATTGCTAGGATCAGATGATACTACTTCTATATTTGTTCCACTTATTTCTTTATAAGTTGCCATGATTTTAAGATGTTGTTATTGTTTGTATTAATGGAGAACCTGCACCTAGCCATTCTTGTGTTGTAGTTCCCATTTGATTTGCTGGGCCTTCTCCGCCAAAAGATAAAGCAGCTGTTGCAGTTCCTGCTCCTGCTTGCCTCATATAAGCAAGTCCACTTAAATCAGCTTCTTCACTCCAACTAGTTCCATTCCATAATTCAGTTTTATTTACTCTAGAATCTACAGGAGCTTGTTCAAAACCTCCGAAAATTAAACCTGAAGTGTTATCAGTTCCAGCCGATCCAGCTCCCTCTCTGTTTGCATTTGTATCTGCTACCTCTGTCCAACTTGTTCCATTCCAAGATTCTGTAAGTGTAGTTCTACCACCTGGATTTTCCCCAGTAGCGGCTAAAGCAGATGTAATTATTCCAAATCCTGCTAAACTATGTCTAGCAGTATTTAAGTCATTAACTTCAGTCCAACTAGTTCCATTCCAAGATTCTGTATTAGCTATTGGGCCTGGATTTCCTCCAAAGGCTAACATTGAAGTATTATCAGCACCAACACCTCCTACACCATATCTAGTAGCATTTAAATCTGCAACTTCTGTCCAACTTGTACCATTCCAAGATTCTGTTAAAGCAGAAGGTGTTCCAGATACAGTTCCAGCAAAATATAAAGCTGAAGTTTGAGTACCATCTCCAGCAGCATAACCTCTTCCAGTATTTAAATCATTAACTTCTGTCCAACTTGTACCATCGTAAGATTCTGTGTTTGCAATATCAACACTATATGGTGGGCTACCTGGATTTGAATTTCCACCAATTCCTAGTGCAGCCGTTTGTGTTCCTGCTCCACTCATTGCTCTTCTACCTGTGTTTAAACTTCCACCAGTTGCCCAAGATCCAGATGTGGTAAAAGAAGATACTTTCCAGTTTCCATCAGTTTCGTTATACCAAACTTGACCTTCTATTGGATTATCAGGATTAGTTGTAAAATTTTGAACTTTACCACCATGTATTCCTTTGTATTCTGACATTTATTCCTCTAATCTTATATCTGTTGGTCTTTCACCAATTCTTTCAATTTTTTGTTCGATAGTTTCTCCATCAATAGCATTATTATTATCCCAAGCTGTTTGACTGGCTGTTACTTCTGCATCTACAAGTGTTTGTGCTTCGTCTTTAGTTTTAACTTGACCTAAAACTTTATTAATCCAAACATTAGCATCTTTATTGTGTGCTGGTACTTGCCAAACATTTGCTGGATAACCTCTGAAAGTTATTTTTTGAGATTCAGAATGTTCTATAAATCCTTTACCCCAGTTTTCAGCTACGCAATATTGATAATTTTTGTGTGCCATAATAATCTCCTTTATTTATTCTTTAATAACCAACCTTGTGTTCCATCTACATAGACTAAAGTATTAGCTGATCTTTCTACAGATATTGTTAAGTCTGCTGCTGAACCTTGAATGGGTTGTGAGTTTCTTCCTATTGTTAAAGTATTAGTATCGAATGTACCTGCATAATCAATGAATGTTACAAAATCTCCTTGAGATGGAGATGCAGGTAATGTCATTGTAATTGTACCTGATGTTGTATTTACAAAATAACCTTCACCAGCTACTGCTGTAAAATCTGCTGTCTTAACTGTTTGCCATTGTTCTCCACCAGATACTTCTCCAAAAGTAATATTACCAGATCCATCAGTTTTCATTACTTGATCTGCTGTTCCATCTGCTGTTGGATAACTTATGCCATCTAATATAACTTTACCTGTTCCATCAGGTGTTATTGAAATATTACCATTAGATACTGATACGATTGAATTACCATTAACATCTAAGTTTCCACCTAATTGTGGAGTTGAATCTTCTGAAACATTACCAATTTTTGAATCTATTTGTGTTTGAGCATTAGAGCTTAAAGAATTTATAAATTGAAATTCTGTATTAGATACAGTTCCATCTGCTAATTTTGCAGCATCAATTCCAGTTCCTAATTTAGAATTACCAACTGTATTAAGTGCTAAAGTAATTGTACCAGATGATGTAATTGGTGATCCAGTTACTGTAAATTCTGATGCACCTGCATCTGCTACACCAACTGAAGTTACTGTTCCAACATTAGCTGGAGTGATTTGAGAAAAGGTAATATTACTTACACCAATTGTTGCATCTGAATCGGTAGTACATAGAAATATTTTATTATCATTTGATGTACCTTGATTAACTACAACCATTTGACCAGATAGTTCAGCAATAGTATCAAATTGTGGATCTCTACTAGCTGTACCTGAAGCTACAACAATATATAATCCATTTGTAGTTGCATCTGTTTGATCTTTAACTAAAACTCTATCACCAGTAACTAATGTTACACCATCAAGTGTATCACCATTTTGTAAGTCTGCTGTTAAATCTATATTTGCAGTAGTAGCTGCCTCTGCAATAATTCTAGTTCTTAGTCCTGCAACAGCTTGATCTACATAATTTTTAGTAGCAGCTTCAGATGAAACAGAAGGATCACCAAGACCAGTAATTGAACCACCACTAACAGAAACATTATTTGCATCTTGAGTTGCAATCGTTCCTAAACCTAAATTAGTTCTAGCTGTACTAGCTGAAGTTAAATCTGATAAGTTACTTGCTTTAACAAGTTTAGCATCTAATTGAGTTTGTATTGCTGATGTTACACCATTTAGATAACCAAATTCTACATTTGCAACTGTACCATTATAAATTTTAGTAGCCTCAATAGCTGCACTAGCATTAATATCTGCATTAATAATAGAACCATCTACTATCTTTGATGAATTAACTGAATCACTTGCAAGTTTAGCAAGAGTAACATTTGCGTCTGTAATCTTTGCAGTAGTAACTGAATCGGTTGCAAGTTTTGCGTCTGTTATTTGTGAGTCAGCAATGTGAACTGTGTCTATTGAAAGATCAACATAATGTTCTGAGTCTATACTTTCATCTGCTATCTTTGAACCATTAACTGCATCACCTTGAATTTTAGATGTAGTAACAGCATTGTCAGCTAATAAAGCTGCTGTAATTATTTCTGTAGGAATAGATTTATTTGTTTTTGATAAAGCACCAATATAAACATTATCTATAGTTTCATTTGATAATGAACCAGAATCCCAAGTTACATTGATTGTAGTATTAGTTGAAAAAGATGATGAACTGATTGTTCCATAAATTGTACCAGGAGTTGTTGCAGTTAATTTAATTCTTCTGCCCTCATGGTAAATTGGAGTTACATCAACACCAGCTATTGTAAATGAAGTAGCTGATGCGTAAGTTGCAGTATAAGCACCATCACCATCTCCATATTCAACCCATTGAGAATCATTAAACCATTCTCTAGTATTTTTCATTAATGCTCTAATGGCATTATTTAAATTAGATGGTAACATTCCTTCCGCAGTAGAAATACCATTTAAATCTGTGTTGTTTGCTTGTGTTGTTGAGTAATCTTTTATTCCTGCCATTTAATCTCCTATGAACCAAGCATACGCTTTATTGTTCTCTTGGTTCTTTTCATTTACTAATGTGTTAATAGCTTCTTCAATTTGTCTTTGGAAGAACTCTTGAGTTTCAAAACTGTATCTAACATTATCTATATCACTTTTATCTGTCATCGCAACCCTCCTCTTGAGGCAACTAAATCAATTCCTTGAGCATCTTTCCAAACCCCACCACTAGGTATTTTTACATTAATTTTAACATATCTACCAGATTGTCTTACTGGATTAATACCTGATGTATTCATGCTTGATACACTTGATATAGTTGGACTATCAGCAAGTTTGTCTTTTGTAGAAATTGTTACTGTAGCTTCCGCATCAACAATTGGTCTTACCCCTGTTATATTTGATCTTAGTCCAGGAAACAACTCTATTTCTGAAGTTTCTATTTCACCTTCATTTGCAGTACCTGAAAAAATAGCAGCTTTATAATCGCTATCAATAGCACCTAATAATAATTGTCCACCATTCCAAAAGTCAGTATCTAATGCAATATTAATATTATCTAAGTTTTCTGAAATAATATCCATTAATTCTACAGTATAAGCACCAACGAATTGTGAAAATATTGTACTAGCATTAGCTTCAGCAGTTGACCATTTTTGAGTTGCATAATTATAAATTAAAACTTTATCACAGATACCAGTTGTATTAGCTGTATCTGATGCACTTGGATATAACCATAAAGCTAATTGATTAAATGGATCAACAGCAGCACATATTCTATCACTAAATGCTTTGTTTAAATCTGTATCAAAAAATCTATTTACTTTTTCTGCACCAATTGAGATAACTTGATCTCCATTAATTTCAAAAAAACCATCATCTGCATAAAAGAATACTCTACGATTATCTTGACAAACTGTTCTTCCATAAACAGCTCCTCTATTTGGTGATATAACTGATAGTCTAAATACTGTTGCACCACCCACATAGTCCATACGAACTATTTGGTTTTGTCTAAAAATATATGAAATCTCTCCAGAAGTTATGTGAGTTATTTGTCCACCTGATCCTGGTAGGTCTTGCAAGTCTGATTGTTTAGTGCCATTTGCCCAAGTAGAAATATCATTAATTCCTGACCATTGTATTCTATTAGAATTATTTGTATGATTACCAGTTACTAAAAAATCTCTAATAACTCCTGATACTTTAAAAGTTGGAACTGTACCTGATGTTGCAATTGAAGATAAATCTGCAAAGTTAGTTGATGTACCCATTAAATAGTATTGAGGTGCATCTACACCATTACTTGCAATTACATAATTTCCAAATTGAGTAAATGTCCAAAAGTCTGTATTGCCACCTGTTAAACTTCCTTTTCTTGAAGTAAATGTTCCACCATCTAATTGATATAAGTCTGTATTGGTTGCAACAAAATTAAATACAGTATTAGAGTTATCTCTAAAAGAACCAGCTCCTCTACTATCTGTAGAAATATTATTTGTTGAATAATTAACTAATGAAGGAAATCGTTTATAAGATTGTCTTGCAAAATACACATTGTTAGCAACATTCGCACCAGGATTATTATGTTCTGGTTGGTCAGGTAGCCATTCTCCAAAGGGTATTTGCATTATTATCCTATTGGTTGTTATTTGTTATTGCAACAAAGTTATCATTAAATGAACCTGCAACAGTTACATCACCTCTTTGTTGTAATGGTGCATTTCCATATTGATCTTCTCTATCATTTCTCTCAAGTCTTTCCATAGCAGTTGAATACATTTGTTGCCATTGTTGAACTTGTCTTGGCTCAATACCACCTAAAAAATTAGCAGCATGATATAATGATCCATATAAATATATAGCTGGATGATTAGTTAAAATATAATTAGATGTATTAGAATCTGATAAAGCATCAAATTCTTTAAAGTAATTAATAACTCCTGTGTAAGAAGCTGATGGACTTGGTGCAAATCTAAAGTTATCTCCAAGTATTGTAAATGTGCTTGGCATACCAGATGTTGAGCCACCTTTTATTTGATCCATTTGTGCAGGAGTAATATATTTTAGTGCATACTTAGTACCACCTTGTAAAATATAAAAATCTCTTACTTGTAAAAA